GCCATAGCAACACAAAGCTGTGACAACACATCTATGTTCTCGCAGTCTTCGATCTCCCTAATACTGCGTTCGAGCGTCAACTCCTCTTCAAGGGTTTGGGTGACGTGCATCCATTCCATTGAGGGTTCAGATGGCTCGTTTTTTGGAGGCATAGGGCTCCTCTTTAAACTGAATGTACCCATACATAAAGCGTGTTTAAAGCTGCTGCAACGAAAAAGCCACAGATTGCCGATGGTTTAGGCAGAGTCGATTTGGTGCTGAACCTTTATGAGGAAGGCTTCCATCAAAAAGCACTCCACAATTGGGCAAGAATGGCAAGCCAAGGTAGTCATGGTCGCTGGTGTTGATAATCAGCTCTCCGCCCCACTCTGTGCTCCAACTCATATTTGCAAACAGGACAAAAGTCCACCAACGCATCTCAGGCGATGAGTCAACGTGAAAGTTTGACTCTTGACCGGTGAACTGAATATTGGTGTTAATACGCACCAACTGAGTTGGACTGCCAAGGATCTTTTGGCTAAGCAAATTTATCTTGCTACCAATCTCAATAAATTTTTGACAATCGCCCAGCGAAAGGCCACCGCGACTTTCAGCCAAGTTTCCAAACACAGGAGATTGACCATGCTGTTCTGATTTAGTAAATGACCAATGGTTGTTAAGCGGCTTGAACTCGTCATTTACCTCCTCAAAGTCCTTGTATGACAGAACGTCTTGAACAAAGAAAACTTTGGGCGCTTTTTCAGCAAACCTAAAGCTATGGCTCACAAACCCAAAGCTCGTTTCTCGGAAGCATAAGGCTCCTCCGTCTTGAACCGTATGTAATCACCTATAGCCGGGAACAACCAGTCCTGCACTGGTAAACAAGCCTGCCAATTCACAGGTTGAACACAGTTCATCACGACTGTCGTCCAGAATGCGCTGATATAGCCCCAGTTCATCGATCCACAAATATGGCCCAGCCGCTTGCTTCGCCTTCAATCAAAAAGCGTTGGTAGAAAGCAGGGCGCGACATCTTGATCAGTTCCCCTGATCTCTTGGGGTTATGGCCGCCAGTCTCCATATATGGCTTACCCATCGGATCCATGGCGATGAAATCGTCTTTGTTGTACCCCACGATTACGCTCCAATGACCACATCCGTCACTGTCACAAACGGCGGGCTTGCCTTCATTGAAGTTACCGCGATGAAGCCAACCAACCATTAGTGGTCTTCCAGCATCGATCTCAATCTCAATGTCTTCCACTCTTATGTTCTTGTGAAACTCAGCATCCAGGCCAAGAGCCCTCAACGCAGACACTTGAGAATGAACTTCGGTTGTATCGCCAAACCTTCGGCGCACCTGTCGATAATCGTCTAAACCATTGGTGGCATGGTGGAACGCAGCAACCATGGCAGCCGCTGCATCAAAGCACTCTCGGTAGCCATAACCAGTAAGGCTGTCTAACTGGTTGTAATACGGAACTCCATAAACCTGTTCGCTGCGACCAGTGGTCTTCCAGGTCTGGAACCATTCCGCGTCTTCGTTCAACAAATCTTGATCAAGCAGCGAGTCCTCTAACTGCTTGATTGCTGCCATTTGGTGCGGTGTTTCGCGAAACCACTTGAAGAAGGGCAGCAGACTCAACGACACAACGCTCGACAGCAGAACTATTGGGATAATGCCGTAGAACATGTTGAGTGCCTAGCAGCAAAACCGATCATAAACATTGCGCCGCTACCGAACACAACGATCAAAACGCTGATCACGACAGCTAATACGGATGGCATAGACCTACTTTTCTACTCTTTGGGCTGGAAAAAGCAGGTTCTTTAAATACGTGCAGGCCACATCGTCAAGCTCGTTATCAGTCTGCTCGCTAACTTTGACCAGACAGTCAAGTAGCAGTTGTTTTACGGCTTTTGATTTGATGAATCCGAACAGGATTGGCTTTAGTAGTAAAACCATGAGATCACTGTGTGTGCAAAAAGTCTAATTCCTGTTGGCGTGTCCTTCCAGTCGTGCAACATTTTGCTCTAGATCTGAGATTCGAGAGAATAACTCCTGATCTCTAACCCTCAGATCAGCGTGGAGCACATCCATCCGTGACGCTAAATTATCGACAGCTGAGGTCAAACGCACCAAGGAATCACGTCCATGCTGGCTTTCGCGGCTGGCTCCTTTGATGCCAGAAGCCGCTACGCCTATTGACGCTCCAGCAACAGCAGCCCAGATTTCCACCACCATTCGACCAATAGCGTTGCACCAATCATGGCAGAAGAACAGGTCAAGCAAGAACAGGGGCAAGAATCAGAATCAACGCCGTTGGCGGATTTTGTAAAACTTGCCGTCCTTACGTGGTCAATTGCAATGCTGACCCTTAATTACCTGGGTCACGTCAAAGCCATGGATCCAACTTTTCCCGCGAGTTTGTTGACAGGCACCCTTTCATCGGTGGGGGTCAACATCAAACGCGCCAATGGCAAGAAAAAAGAAGACCCTACAATCAAAGAACAAACCCCTACGTCCAAGCCAAAATGAGACGTTTTTTCTTTGTATCCTGCCTAACGTTTTTTGCGGTAAGTCCTGCTTCGGCAGACATTACGCACGCTATTAAGTCTTCAATTTCGCTAACTGTTGATGGAGCGGGATCAATCTCAACGCGTCAACCCAGCTCACTTGCAGTATCTGGCTCTAACGTCACTCTGGGTACTGCTCCTGCTTTGGGGACACTTACTTCCGGCACCGCTCTTGGTTACACTCCTGGTGTTTACAGTATTACTACTGCTGGTGACAGCTTTTCGTATTCAGAGTCATACATAGAAGGTGATGATGTCCCAGCCGTACTTTCAACAACTGTTACTGGTGGTGTAGTTCCTGCTATGCCAATCTTCTCTAGCAACACCACGACTTCCGGGGGAACTGCAGGCACTTTGGCAGGAACGATTGCGACCGATGGTGCATTAACAATCACCGCTGGTGGCGCTGGTACTACGGCAATTGGACAAGTGGTCCAGGAGCTAACCATTCGATGAGAATATTGCTGTTGTTGCTTTTGGCTGCTCCAGCGTCACATGCATATCCTGTGGTGCCAAACTTCAAACAGGGAACACTTACGTCCCACACAGAAACCACAAGTAAGGTCACTGAAACAATCGTCAGCGAGGACTTTGCTACAGGCTATGAATACAGTACAAGTGGCAACAACATCCAACCTGATGGTCCAATTAACCCTATCGCTAACACCACGATTAACGGATGGACTTCTTTAGGACAAGGACCAAACTGGTCAGTCGTCAATCAAGGAGAGCCGTTTCAGTTCGTTCAGACTCTTCACGGGCCAGGATTAAGCAATCGGACGACCGTGCAACGCCTAACCGAAATTACAAGTATTACAGATACAGTCTCTACCTTCTCGGAATAATCCTTTGCGCTCCTGTTAACGCAAACGATATTGGTGGTATATCTGCAACCGCATCTCCAACTGCTACATCGTCTGGATCAGTAAGTAACCAGGCTGTGCAAATAATGCAAGGAACAGCAATAACTAATACCTATGGCGGCAACATTCAATGTCAAGGTCCAACTCTGACTGTCACGCCTTACCTCAACCGCACCAAATCATGGGGCCTGCCGTACCAGTATTCGTATCAAGACCCTGTATACGATCTAAGTGATTTAGACGATGACGGCAGATTAGATAACCCAGGAGATGTTCTGTTCTTTAAAGACACAAGAACAGGGCAAAAAGATAACCACAACTGGAACGTTGGCCTGTCAATACAAGCCACAATTCCGCTTGATGGTGGATTGCAGGAACGCTGCAAAGCCGCAGTAGATACGCAGCTTCAATTACAACAACAAGCCCTAGCCAATCGAAGATTGGACTTTGAGGTTTCGCGGCTCAAGCATTGCGGCGAACTGATGCTTAGAGGGATCCGTTTTGCACCTAGATCACCTTATGCAAAAGTCTGTGCTGACGTAAGGATTAACTATCCAACGCCCCACACACACCCTATTTCCGTAGTGCCCGCTGCAGCTTCCTCCGCTGCCAATCAGACTCAACCTTGACTTGACGACCCAAGGCTTTTTGGATCTTGACCATTACCTTTTTGACGGTTGGCTTGATCAGCTTCAACAAGAATGGTGTTGCTAATGCAGCTGACACACCAATCACAGATGACGCCGCAACTGTTGTTGCCTGCGGGATTGTTGGAATAGCCTCTACAACCTGCTGAATCAAAGGCTTTACTTCTTCAACCTCAACTGGTGCAGGCTTTTTAGGCTCAATCCTTGGAATTTTTACTTTCGGCGTTGATGGTGGTTCTGGTGGTTGAGGCTTTGGCGGTGTGATTTTCCCAGGTTGAACCTCTGAATCAAAATCCAAAGGCTCAAAAGCGGGCAAATTAATAACTGGCACACCAATATCAAGCGTTACTGGTGGGACATCAGGAGTTGACGGTGGAGCGTTTAACCAAGTGCGAACTTCTGGAACGCCTACGTCATTGATTCCAATGTCGTTTATTTCAGGCACTTAATCAGAATGGCGATTTGATGCCGCCTGGTAC